CTTGCAGCTGCACTTGGTGACGATCCAAACTTCGCAACCACTATATCTACCCAAATTGGCACAAAGGCCGCGCTTGGCGACATCAGCGTTGTTACTGGTTCTGCTAGCGGTTCGGGATCGTTAAACTATACCGATTCTACTGGAGCGTTTACTTTTGCTCCAGCGGACTTGAGCTCATTCTTAACTTCGTATACAGAAACTGATCCCATATTCACTGCGCATCCAACGTCAGGAATCACAACCTTCCACATACAGAATTGGAATACTTCATATTCTTGGGGCGATCATGGGGTTGCCGGCTATTTGACTGCAGTTTCTGAGACGGATGTTACTGATCATCAAGCAGCTCTAACATTAACTGAATCACAAATTAGTGATTTAGGTTCATATGCGACGCTTGGCGACATCAGCGTTGTTACTGGTTCTGCTAGTGGGTCTGGATCGTTAAACTATACCGATTCTACTGGAGCGTTTACTTTTGCTCCAGCGGACTTGAGCTCGTATATTACGGACTATACGGTTTCTGAGACGGATGTTACTGATCATCAAGCAGCTCTAACATTAACTGAATCGCAAATTAGTGATTTGGGAACTTACTTAGTTGCATCAGATCTTACTGATTACGCCACAAAAACTTATGTTGGTGCTCAAGGTTTCATAACTGACTATACGGTCACTCAAGCAGATGTTACTGGTCATCAAGCAGCTCTAACATTGACCGAATCGCAAATTAGTGATTTGGGTTCCTATTTGGTTGCTTCCGATCTTACTGGTTATGCGACAGAGTCTTATGTTGGTGCTCAAGGATATATTACTGACTATACTGTCACTCAAGCAGATGTTACTGATCATCAAGCAGCTCTAACATTGACCGAATCGCAAATTAGTGATTTGGGCTCGTATTTGGCATTAGTATCTGTCCCTACAACATCGAAAGGATCTTCTGGAGATTCTGTTGGTGATGTGGCGATAAATAATGATTATATATATAGATGTATAGCGAATTATACTGATGGAATCTCCGATATCTGGAAGCGAGTAGCACTTTCTGCAGATGTTTGGTAAAATGAACTAATAAGATTATTTTATGCAAAAATTTGACAACTTGACGGAAGAAAACGTCTTGATGTATCAAATGAAGTCTTATGATAATCCGCAATGTCATACATACGAAGAGTTTGTGGATGACATGAAGCGGATAAAATATATCAAACGACTTTTTTTTAGATACCACACAAAAAACATATTAAAAGACCGATTAATACTAAATCATTTGATCATACTTTATAATGTATTAGGCAATACTGCTGCTTCGCGTATTCTATTTTTAAAACTAGATTCTTCGCAGCATTATATACTAAAAAGTTTTTTAGTCTTTATAAATAAAATGCCGAGTCGGATTTATGGAGTAAATGGCTCTGATATAAATAGTTCGGATGTACCTATAAATCAAGACATAATAGAGGCACTCAGGAAAATATAATGGCATCAGTCTTTAACGCTTTTTTAGCCTACAAATTCATTAAAATTATTACGACTCCATGGAAAGATATGGATGCGTATGAGTATGGGATTGTGGACGAAAATGGCAAGCAACTGAAAAAAACCAATCAGCTGAAAACTCCAGAAGAGCGAAGTTCTTATACATTATTCCATAGACTCATATTCAACCTTAAGCGAATACTAGAAAAATTTCCGTTTGGGAATAGTCGCATTGCAAGTTATGCCGCAGCATTTGCACTTCTCAAAGAAGAAAGGACTCGCTCACTAAAAGATGTAGACGACGAAGTCTACGATCAATTAGAAGGCTTTCTTTGCGACTATGTTAATATCTTAGAAGATGCTACTCAAGAAAATTTAATTGAGTCTGCTCCCGTAAATTCTATAGGAGATGCGAGTCATCTTGCGGGATTAGGGAAAACTCCTCCGGCATCTTTCGCGGGGATGAGAATTTTTCGCGTCAAGAATTCTACTTATAATAAGTTACTGAAGGGGAAAAAGAAATACGCCAGATGGCAAAATTATATAGCAGCCGACGAGGCTTCAGAAATTAGAGATTACATACATAAAAACCCCAAAAAAAGCGTTGTTCTTATGGATGATTCTTATGGCACTATGACTATTTTACGCAGACATAACGAGATTTAATGTGTCGTTGTTTAGCACCATTAAAATTTTTATGATTCTTGGTTCTATTGCTACTATAGCTGGCGGCGGGTACTATATTACGGGGCTGAAAGACGCGCTAGAGCGGAGTAAGATAAACTCCGCTCAAATGAAAGATGCAATAACCTCGAAAGAAGTAGAAATTACTAGGCTGAAAGAAAATATTGGCACACTACGAAAGATTACGGAAAATGTCGAGACTGTTAGATCTGAATTAGAGCAGGAAGTGGACATCTTGAGAATGACTTTAGGCAAACATGATCTAGGATATCTCGCATACAAAAAGCCTGGGCTAATAGAACGGCGAGTTAATTCGTCGATCGAACGAGATATCAAGGGAAGAATAGAGCGGATTGTGGCCAACGGAATAGACGATGAAGATTCTTAACGGAACATTACTAGCATTTTTATTGACAGTTGTCTCCGGATGTTCTATACTACGCCCAGAGCCAGTAGAAACTGTAATCACCAAAGAAGTTTTTGTACAAAAACTTCCATTGAAAATAAATGATCCGGCCCCTTTCGAATGGAAAGATACTATCTGGATGATTATAACCCCAGAAATTTATGAAGCAAAAATGTCCGAAATGAAAAAAAGTGGCAAGAGTTTTGCTATTTTTGCGCTAGATGCAGAAAGCTATGAATCCTTATCTATAAATATATCAGAGATACTAAAGTATATGGAAGAGCAAAAATATATTCTTGATCAATACAGAGAATACTATGAGCCAAAAGACATATCTCCCGACTCACAAAACTTAACGGATTAAGGAATCTTCATGGCTGCGCAAGATAATATAGACGACGTTCAGGACTCATTAAATATCAATTCGGAAAAGATTCATTCTATGGAAACACGGCTTCAAACAATCGCTATGGTACTAATTGTTGGATTTTTGACATGGGTAGGTACTGGGTTAGTAGATGTCAAAGTCGGTCTTGCTCAAGTTTTGTCGGAATCTGTTTCTCTACGAAGTGCATTGGATACTCAATCTCGCCGGCTGACTCGAATTGAAAATGAAGTTATTGACATGAATAAAGAAATGTCTAACTACATCACTCGGGACGAATTTCGAGAAGAATTACGAGATCTCCGAGATAGTCACGATAAAGATTGACAATTGTCTTCGTATAGGGTATGATGTGACTTAATCAATTTCTCGTATATTATATTATGCAATACATAGACCATACATATATAAATTTGATCGGAAGCAAGTTAGATCGATTCTCGAAGAAGCGAGATACTCTATACAATTGTCGTTGTCCTCTTTGCGGAGATTCTCAAAAGCATACTTACAAGGCTAGAGGGTTTTTCTTCGAGAAGAAAGGTAAATTTTTCTACATGTGTCATAACTGCGGCGCATCCATGTCTTTCAGTAAATTTTTGAGCATAGTTGATGCAGAAATGCATAAGCAGTATACTCTAGAAAAATGGAAAGACGTCCAGCCAAAAAAAGAAGAACCGCCGAAAGACCATACTCCTCTAAAATTCTATTATGATATTAGGGACGGTTCTGTCGTTGTGAAGGAAGATCCTGCTAAATTTGACATAGATTTCAAGGCCAAGTTTAAAGATAAAATTATTGACTTCGGGCTAACGCCAGTTAATAAGTTAGAAGATACTCATCCTGCCAAGCAGTATCTAGTAAATCGAAAAATTCCCAAATTGGACGTGCTGTACTATACTGAAGACTTTAAGGCTGCGGTAAATTCCATGATAGACCGCTTTGGCGACAAAGAATCCCCAAGATTCTATGACGGCCTGGTAGAAAATGAGAAACGGATCGTAATTCCTTTTTTTGACCTAAATAAAAGACTCATCGCGCTGCAAGGAAGATCCTTAGAATCGTCCGGTATGCGCTATATTACTATTAAGATAGACGAAACTGCCGAAAAAATATATGGGCTAGAACGGATAAACAAAAATGAGACTGTTTATGTCACGGAAGGTCCAATAGATTCTCTTTTTCTTGATAATGCGCTAGCAATGGCCGGAAGTGACGTTTCGATGAAATATTTTGATCAGTTTGATGACGTTGTTTTTATTTTTGATAATGAACCAAGAAACGCGCAGATTGTCAATAGAATGTTGAAGATTGTTGATTCTGGGTTTAGGATATTTGTCTGGCCCAGCAGAATAGACGAAAAGGATATAAATGATGCTGTGCTTGCTGGAATGGAGAAACCAGAATTACACGACATTATAACTAAA